GGGGTCGAAGGGGCGGAGCCCCTTGGGGTCGAAGGGGCGGAGCCCCTTGGGGTCGAAGGGGGCTTGCCCCCTTGCGGAGCCCCTTGGGGTCGAAGGGGGCTCTGCCCCCTTAATGACTGCCACCAAACAACTTGGGAAAGATTCTGTGTCGATTTCTAACCGTTTCTCTAGCCCTGTTGGCGCGTGTTTTCAAGACGTTCATCACACGCTTTGAAATAGGTCTCGGTCCCTTTTCTGCAAGGCGTTCTTCGTTGGCTCGTGCAGAACTTGCCAACAACCGATTCACCCCCTCAGGAGTCAGACCCTCATCACGTAATGCCAATTCTAAGGGTTTTGTCCTTTGAGGGATTCCGGTTAACCATCGTTGCGCACCTCGTGCGTACCGTGCTAATCCATATCGCACTTGCTTCTGAGTACGATTCAACCACGCACTTCGATTCTCCGCCGCATTTTGGCCAGTCAGCACGACCGGATTCAAGCGTGCTTTTTGGGCTATAATATTGGCAACTGTGCGTTGAATCAAATCTTTTTGGGTCCTGATCGCGTTTTGAAACACACGGTCCGGTGCCACACCCGCATCCACCCCTCTTCGTTCAATCGCTGCTTGCCTTTGTCGCTCCAACTGTCTCAACAAGTGTAATTGTCCGATCAAATCCTCCGTCATTGAATCGACAATCCTCATAATGTGGATACGACTTCCGTAAGAGGCTTCTTCCAAGACCTTTCGTTTCAAATATTCAGACTGCTTATGTTCCTCACCGGGTCCAAACACGACAGGAGGGAAGGCTGTACGAATGGCCTCATTTCTAGTGTTTGGAGGTTCAAACCGACGTTCAGGAGCGTCGACTTCATCGGTTTCCGTTGCGGTAAGCGATTCTGCGTAGGTCCCCTTTAATACAGGCGTTACGAGTGCTACAATGTCCGCAGGAAGGCCAGTAGGAATTTTATGCCACGTGCGAGGAGCTACAAGTGCGTTCCTAGTTCTACGCAATCCGGCCAATCGATTTGCTGCCCCGAAATTCCTGGTTGCCACTGCGATTCGTTCGCCGGCGACTCGTTCCAATTCTGCTTGTTCACGCGCCTCGCGTTGTACACGCGCTGCTCGGGCAGCTTCTTCCCTCGCTTCTCGGACCGCTCGTTCCTGTGCTAATCGGGCGTTTCGTTCACGAGCCGCTTGATTGCGAACGGCTTGTTCTTGCGCCTCTCGGGCTTCTTGATTACGAGCCGCTTGATTGCGAACCGCTTGTTCTTGTGCCTCTCGGGCTTCCTGATCACGAGCTGCTTGATCACGCACGGCTTGTTCTTGCGCCTCTTGGGCTTCTTGTTCACGAGCGACTCGGGCTTGTTCACGAGCCGCTATATTAAGAGCGGCTTGTCGTTCACGAGCCTCTCGATCGGGAGCCTCTCTGGCTTCTTGTTCAAGTCTCACTTCCTCTTGGCGAGCCTGCTCCTCTCTCTGTCGGCGAACCCGTTCTTCTTCCTCTCGGAGAATCTGTGCTTGTCGTGCTAATGCTGCTCGTGCCATCGCTTGACGCATAGGGTTGGCGTTCATAGTTCTACTTATTCCTTCTTTTTTTCAAAGCAATGAAATCCTAGATTTCCTTCCTTAGAACGTATATACCTAATTGCGTCGTGACTGGCGTCTTGACTGGCGTCTAGAACCGTGCTTAGACTTGCGCACGGATCGACGTGTAAATCCAAACAAACGCCCGATCGCACTGGGTTTCTTGAGTTTGTTGGCCTCCGCCTTGGCGTTTGCCGCGGCCTTCTTTAACATATTTGCCTTCTTGGAAATATTTTCAATTTCTGCCTTTCTTCTCTTATTCCCCATAAAAAAGACCCTGTTCTGCAGATTGCGATGTTCAATTTCCTTCTCGAGCCTCTTTGTAAGGAATGTAGTATTTTCACCTTTTGCTTCGGCCTTGGCTATCGCGGCACGTGATTGCTTTATTCGTGATAGTATATCATTGTTCGAATCAGGTAAACTACTTATATACGTAAACCTCTCATTCTCTGCTTTTTTATTGCGAAGTGTTGATTGTATATTCTGCGCCTTCCTAGATGCGTTTTTCGCAGAGGCGGAAAGACGAGCCGCTCGTTTGGTTTGCGTACGGGTGTTCTTGGCCTTGGACGCAATATCTGCCATGAGTTCCTGGGCCGTATTTCCCTTGGCCTCCAGGAATCCCATCTTGAAGCCATGGCGGTCGCCCTTGACCTTGAAGGTTCCGTTCACAAGGTCCAACATGACCGGAAGTTGGCTTTGTTTGACCACATTGCTGTAGTTCTTGGAGTTAGTTCCAACGGAATTGGGATCTACGTTCATTATAAAAAGGAAGGGGGAAATTATTTGAAAAAGACAAGTGTTCATAGTGATGAACAAACGTCTTTTGTACTTTAGATATCGGAGGGGTTGGTGCGATTCCCGCCACGGCTGGCAATCAGATCGCGTTGACCGGGTGTGGTACAAACGCAACCAGACCCACAACTGAAGGAAGCCGGGCAGCATTCGGGCTTGCACTGGTTGTTCTTGAACATGAACAGATTGTCGGGACCGATCTCCACTTCGGGGCCCAGCAAGGGCTCATTCGGGGAGGCATCGCGCCAGTTGCTCTGTCCATTATCGGGGCGCTTCATCACATTGTCGTACGTTCCAATAGGTTCGTAGTTCTTGCCTACGGCCGCGCCACTCATCACGTAGTCGGAAAAGCCCTCAGAAGAGGGGTAGTTGGTCATGCCAGACAGCATGAGAAGATTGGCGAGAAGCAGGAGCCCTAGCATGACAAGAACGAAGGTGATACGCGGAGACATCTACACTGCGGGAATATTTTTTGCCAGGCTTTCGAGGACCCAGGTGTAGGTGGAGGAGATCGCTTCGGGACCCACATCCGTGAAATCGCGGACTCCTGTTCCTCCTTCCAATTGAAAGGTCCCAGACTCGGTAAACAGATTGTAGAGGGTCGTGTTGAACACGGGAATGTGTCGTTCCTGGGACGCCTGCCGCCAAGCCGTATCCTTGCGTAGCCAGGCCGCAATCGAGGCCTGGGCGCCGGGCTCCACATCTACCACAGCTTCCACCTCTGAAGACGACACCCAGACGATGCCGGCAACACGCGTCGGAGTTCCGTCCGCATCTAGGACCACGGATCCGGGAACGATCGTGGACAAGGGACGAGGACCGTCGGGAGTTCGGACGCGTGTTGCCCCCGTGAGAACGGCTTCCGACAACAAGGCTTTCGCCGTCGAAGAAATGTACTTGGTACCGGGATTCAGGGCCTCAAACACGTGTCGATGCCAGGTCTTGAGATCGTCCATCTCAGACAACTCTTCCCAATCCGCAAATGTGTGACGCTGGGTCAACCCTTGGACCGGAATGCGTCGGCTTGTTGTAATCAAGCAATAGACGCGAGTAGGCCGGGCGTCTGTAAGGGTGGCGTCGGGCACATCCTTCACGTGGACCGGAACTCCGTCCTTGTAAACAATGTGTGTCCCGCTGACTTGGACACCGTCGATCGCATACAAATCGTAGGCCACCGTGTCGAACTCCATCACGCCTTTCACGACGCCTCCGTCCTCTAACACAGTGCCTAGGACAAGGTCCTTGATCGCACGCGGTCCGTCTTTGGTTAGCACCTGAGTGTGCCCCGCAAAGCAAAAGGTTTCCGCCATTCCTCCCACCGCCGCACCGGATGCTGTGACGGCAATCACCGCAACGGCGGACGCGATGAGGGGCATCACGGGGAAAAGGACAAAGAACAGAAGAATGACAAGGACGACAAGGATGACCAAGATAATGATACAAAGTTTGATCATGAAATCAATGAAGGAGGTGATGGAGTAAATATAGGACAGGCCCGCATACACGGAACTAACGGTTACCCCCATCGTTTTATTGAGACTGTCGTACAACTTTGTGTAAGTCATGCGGAGTTGATGCGCGACGCCGTTAAAGCGACGCTGAAAGACGTCGGTGCCCTCGTTGAATCGGTGCCACATATTTGCCAGAAGGGAGCGCATATTGAAAAGGCTGCCGAGCGACTGCTCCATGGCGTCGGAAACCAGTTTCAAGATTTGAAAGACGGGTTGTAAAAATACGGCGAAGACCTTGTCAAGGAGTGCCGTGATATTTTCCGCAAAATTGTCCATCGTGAATTGAGCCGCACTTCTTGGATCGTCATCTGGTTTGAACATGAAGGATGTGAACATGAATAGCGGATCGGACCTGTATTTGGACCAGTTTGCGGTGATTTCAGCACGTCGCATATAGGCGGACGAAATAGCAAGGGCGATAAATAAAACCGCTGTGAGGCCTACGAACGGCCACATACTGGATTGCTCAGTCCCTTGGGAAGGAACGGATGCCTTCATCTTGAAGAGGATGATGATTTCTATTTTGTACTCTAAACTAAATCATGATGTCCGTGATAGAGATGCCCCGAACAAGAAAGTCAACGTCTCGGTCTCACTTTCGTCCGACCCGGAAGAACCCCGGCATCGGAAAACTGAAACAAGGAGAGTTGGCACAGTTTGGGTATTCAAATGTCCAAAAGGTGTCTGTAGAGAAGCGACACGCGGCACTTCGGGCTGCGGTCGATGCGTACGGGTCCCTGACCGTCTGGCGTAAGTTGAACGCCATCGCCATCTACTCTCGCTTCCGGGCTCCCGAGGCGAGCCGGATCTTTTTGAAGGACCGCGATTGGATACGGCGAACCTTCGGAATAAAAAAAGAGGAATGAGTAGAATGGGCGGCTTTTTTTCAACGTCAAATTGGGACGAGGAAGGTGCTGAAGGAAGCAAAGAAGGAACACCTTCCAACAATACATCAACCAAAAACACGAACGGTAACAACAAGACTCGCAAAAACAGAAATAATTCTGGAAATAGTGAGACAAACAATAACCGCTCCTACTTTGAAGTCGACGAGTCCACCAATGGGTCTAACAACGGGTCTAACAACGGGTCTAACAACGGGTCTAACAACGGGTCTAACAATGGAGAAGTCAATGTCGAAGAACCTGAGGCTGTAGAAGCCCAAGAAGGTGCCCCCTCCAACAATACGGCACGCAAAAACTCGAATGGAAACAATAAGACTCGTAAAAACCGGAATAATTCTGGAAATAACAAGTCTAACAATGGGTCCAACAACGGGTCCAACAACGGGTCCAACAACGGGTCCAACAACGGGTCCAACAACGGGTCCAACAATGGATCCAACAA